TACATTGACTCCTTAGATGAGGTGGAACTTTGCGAACTTGAGGATTTTCTTGTCAACAACTTTGGAGATGATTGATGACTGACGGTTACACTTTCAATCGCGTTAATTTTACTCCTAATGAGGAAACTTGCATCCTTAAGTTTCTCAATCAAGCACGAGAATGTGGGTATCCTAGTGCAAACGAAGAATGGTATCCTGTGATTGATTCTATCATTCAAAAGTTTTTCAATTCTAACATCAAAGAAGCACAACACTGGCAAACACTATGAAGTACATTGTTGATCTGTATGTTGGTGGCAAAGTCTTTAAGGAAGAGGTGTATGCTAACTCTCCTAAAGATGCAAGAGAAACTGCTACTGCACGAAATCCAAAAGCAAAAGTAATTGGTGTAAATGTGAGTTTCAAATGAATTACCTTTGTTTGATTGATGGTCTGGTAGAGTTTGCTAGTTCCGATCCTAGTTCTTTTGCACATTATCAGTTAGTGTATGCTGAAGAGCACAAAAATGCTAATGTTCAGTATCTTACTCTCACAGATGAAGAGTATGATGAAATGTTCCCTTATGAAGAGGATGAATGACTTACTCTAACCTCTCAAAGATTCGCCCTAAACTGAGAACAACTGGGCGTGTCTCAGGTAACTTTGGAAAATCGAAAGTTGTTGCAGGTTCATCACTCAATGACATCGGTGGTGATGGTAACATTGGTGCAACACAGAATGAGTATCTGAATCGACTGTATTATGCTTTTGATAACACTACCGAACCTAAACTTCGTCAGTTCATTTATCAAGAAATCAAAAAGATCCTCATTCAACAAAACAAATGGTGACACTTATGAAAGTGGCACAGTAAATGAGCACAGTGCTCAAAATGATGTATTCTTAAGAAGTTCAAGGGATTTCACCCAATGACAACTGCTTTCGTTGATTTTCCTGCTCAACAACAAGCAAAGCAACAAATTGCTGAGAATGTTGTTAAGTACACTCAAATGCTGATTGAAGCACTCAAACAGAATTATGTTGAGTATTCTATTCGCGGTCATCAAAAGTTCGCGAATGATGCTGATACCCAAGAGTATCATCAGCGCAAGATTGATGAACTCAAGTCTGGAGAGTGCGACATTGATTATCAGGTAGAAACTGGTAAAAAGTATCACAAAGTGATTTTGGTTAATGGTGGCGGTTCCCGCAGTGTTCATTGCTTCATTGATAAGCAAACGGGAGAAGTTTATAAGTCTGCCAGTTGGAAGTCTCCTGCTAAAGGTGTTCGCTATGATTTGCGATTGATTACTGATCGTGAATATGTGCTTGAGAATTGCGATTGGTCGGGAGGATATTTGTACGCTCGTTGATATAAACTAAGAGAGGTGTGCCAGTTCGATTTCTGGCACACGCTCTGGTTTCCTGACCCAAAATCGTGTATTCTTAAGAAGTTCAAGGGATTTCACCCATGACCGAGTTTCCCACACTTCAATCAAAAGACGGCACAATGCTCGTGGGATTCTATCCCATTGAGGATTGTTCTACTCACACTCTCAAGATTCTTTCTTGGAAGGGTATTGATACAATCTCTCAGAAGTGCATCACCAAGAAAGATGCAATCCGCGAGATTGATGAGAGAATCGCAATGGATTATGTCATCACTGGTGACAACATTGGTCTGGTTCAAGAGTACAACTTTATGCAAGGTGCAGTTTGATGACTAAAACCACTCTCACTTTTGAAGAATTGGATGCAATTCTTGCATTGATTGAGTTTCACGATTGGATAGAATTGAGTGAACATCTGGATGTGGATATTGAGCAACTTTATGACAAAGTTGGTCAAATGAGGGATGAAGTCTGATGCGAATTGCTTTTTTGATTGCTACTCTCGCGCTTGGTCTTCGTGTTGGTCTTGCTGCTCACGCTACTGTGAATGAGTATCAAGAACAACAAGCAGATCGTTTCTGTCAAATTGACCCTAACTATTGCAAGTAATGCAATTCCAAGTTACTGACATTGAGTTTGATTTCACTGGTGCTGAAGATGAAATCTCTGCAGAAGAGATGAACGCAATCACTGAAGAAACAATCGGTCAGATTGTAGAAGCAGATGATGAAGAAGATCTAGTCGAAGAGATTACATCTTGGACTGGTTGGTGCATTAAGTCTATTGATTACCGTCACATTCTCAACACTCACTGAACAATGATTCTATACATTCCCGAAGGTCACGGTTGTGCATATTCTATTGATGCAGAAGGTGCAATGTATTACACTCCACTTCTTGAAGGTGGAACACTCTATCTGGAGGAAACTGCAGAAGTTGATAGTGATGATTTATATGAAGGTTGTTATGAACCAGAGTTGCAAGAGATTCAAGATAAATTGATTGCAATGAACAAAACTGCAGGTTTTTACTTCAAGAACTGATTATGACTATTTCTTCTGAAAAGCAACAAATCAAAGAGATTTTAGTTGAGATTAGTGGATTGATTGGAGAACTGATTGGTAGTCTCATTGCCACTGCAATCTTCGCAGGTGTGCTATATGCAATTATCCATTTTCTGATTGGTTTGACTGTCACCTATTGGCAGGTGTTTGGTGTGATTCTAATTCTTAGTTTCATCAAAAACTTTCTCAAAAAATGATTTCCCTTCCTAACTTCACAAACAAAATGGAACTTACTCAAGATCAGTACGATAAACTGCTTGCCAACTATGTTGAGCAGTTGGTTGATGGAATGGATCTAGACAGTTTGGTGCAATTTGTATCAGAACAAATTGAAATGAATCTGCGTGAAAGTTGTTCTACTCCAGATGAATTGGTAGAAGAGATTTCACAGTTTTATGATGAAGATTATGTGAATGAAATGATTGAAAATGTAGTAAATGCGGACGGTTGAGGAACTGTCACAAGGTATGAGCACAGCGCCCAGATTGGTGTATTCTATAGAAGTTCAAGGGATTTCACCCAATGGATCGCAAGTTTCATCCCATCAGCATCGAAGATCGTGAAATGTTTGCTTACAATGCAAACTATCAGCAGCGTAAGCAACAACAACTTGATGCAGTTGCACCTGAACTGCGTATCAAGTATTGCTTTGAGTTTCTCAAAGGTTATGTCGCTGACGGTGACGATCTGATGGCAGGTCGTTGTTACGATGGTATTGCAAAGTACAGTGACAAACTTGATTGGTCCGAATCGCACTTTTGAACAATGAACACTGCATTTGTCTCTCCAAAATCTAAGAAAGCAAAGAACAGATTTTGTAACTTGATGCAATCAGAATCAGAGTGTATTGTTGAACAAAACAAAGGTGATCGTGTATTTTTGCGTTCACTGAATGGAAAGAACTTTTTCTGGGTTAATCTCAACAACGATTCTGATTGGGAGGTTGAGTTTTGAACAACAACGAAACTTGGTTTGAGGTGTTTGTTTATCTTGGGATTGGTGTAGTATTTCTTGCATTTGCTGCAATTCTTCTTGCTTTTACCAATCCAAAGATTGAAGCACAATGTGCAGCAAAAGGTGGGCAAGTTCTTGTTCGCCCCGGTCATCTTAGTTCCTGTCTTTATCCCGCAAAATGACACAAGAACAACTGATTCGCAGTATTGAACAACAACTTGAGAATCTGATGTTGTTGGATGATGACCTTGCTTATCAGTATGAATGTGAATTGTATTATGATTGCAATGAGGATGAAGAACCAGTTCTCATTGTAGAAAACTTCACGCCCGAACTTCTTACTGAACTTGAGAATCTTGTTTATGACCGCAACTAAAACAATGAACCTCTACATTCTCAACGAAGTGCTGTATGATTACACTCCTGGAATGTGTGTAATCGCTGCTGAATCATTGCCTCATTGTGAGCAGATCTTTATGGAGCAGTTTGGTGAATCTGGTGAAAGTGATTATGCAAAAGTAAAGAATGAAGATATGCAAAAAGAGTTTAATTCTGCACCAATTAAAGTCATCGAAGGTGTGAATCATCCTGCTGGTGTTGTTGCTTATGAATACGGTGGAGGTTAATTCAATGACTGATTATGGTTTCTATTCTGTAGAAGAACTGCAAGAACTTGCTGATTCTGATTTATCCTTTGAGATTGCAGATACAGCACTGTTAAAGACACCAGAAGCAGAAGAGTATATGAATCTTCTCATTGAGGAATTGAAACTTCGCAACTGCTGATTATGAACAAGTTTCCCACTGATGAAGAAATCCTGCAAATGTGTCGGGAAAAGTATCCACAACTGACTGATGCTGATGATGAGTTTTTTCTGGAAAATCCTGTTCTTTGGCCTTTTGATTACCTGAGTATTCTCAATCAAAAATATATTGATAGGACACTTGTAGAGGTGGCACAATAAATCTCTCCAGTGTCCAAAATCGTGTATTCTATAGAAGTTCAAGGGATTTCACTCAATGACTGCTCACTTCGCAAATCTCTTTGCTGAGAACATTGATGTTTCTGTAAGTTTTCCTACCTGGAATCGTCGCTTTAAGAGTAATAGTTTCGACACTTATTCTCAGGAAGGAAACAACATTGAGATTCGTCATTCTGTGAATCAGCAAACAAAAGGTGATGAGTTTATTGTGCAAGCAATGGTTTATGAATACAAAGGTTGCTGGGTTGGTAATCAAGTAAACTTCGGAAAGTTTAATACTTTTGCTGATGCAGTTTTCTGTGCTGAAACTACAAAACTGCCAGAAGGTAGTGTATCTCAAACTGAAGCATTTTCGTTGATGTAAATGATTGAAACTGTATTCATTTCAGTTGTACTTCGTTTCTACTTTCATCACTGAGATGTTCACGATTCGCTACTTCACACCATATCAACAAGAGTGGAGAATACAATCATTCTCTACACTTGATGAAGCACAAAGGATGATTGAGTTTTATCTTTCTTGTGGATCACCTGCGCACTTAATGCAATGACTGATGCAGACAAAGTTGATGCTCTGACTGAACTTCTCTCTACAGTGATTCACACTCTCAACCTAAAACAATATGAGATTGAAGATGCAACTGAATCTCATCAATGTGAGGTTGAAGCAGATGAGTATTATCAACAAATGCTAGACATTCTTTATCCTGAAAACCAATGAACTGGAAGTTTCCTCAAACACCAAACAACAATCTGTTGCCTTGGTATGTGATGCTGAAGAATCTATTTGCACTTCCTTTTATGTTACTTGCATTTGTATTTGGTGGTGCTTATGTAGCATGTATGGGCATCAGTTATCTTATTGTCAAAGGACCAATGTTTTCGTGGGATTATGTGAGTGAACAGTTTAACAATTTTGATCTTAGGTAACTGAAATGATTACTACAACTGAACTGCTGGACTTTCTCTGTAAAGCAGAAAAACTTTCTATTGTTGATGTAACCTATACTCAAACAGATGAAGGTTATACAATCACTCTGCGCGATGATTGGTACGATAGTAACGAATGGAGCAATAAAACTGTTTTCATCACCAACGAAGGTGAATCTACTTGGGATAAAGGTGATTATGAGTTTTACACAATGAATAACATTTTAGATGAAAAACTTGAAGAGCAGAAACAGAAAGAAATCAAATCACAAAAGCGTAAAGAATTGATTGAAAGTCTTACACCAGAACAACGAGAACTTCTAGGAGTTTGATGTAATGATCTCACACTGCGTTGCATCTAATCTACAAACAAAAGAGTATGAATGGTTCACTTATGACAGACATCGTTTATACAAATACAATCAAACTCCAGTGCCAATGTCATCAGTAGAGTTAGCAGGATTCTATGCTGATAAGTACAAACAAGAGGTGAAAGTACCAGTGATTGAATAATGCTCAGAGAGGGAACAAATCCCTCTCTTTTTTATGCTTTTTAATACAATATAACGATAAAATGATATAAAATCAATTAAAAATGTATTTTTAAATGTATATGCGTGTTTTTATTCTCTGATAATTATTGTTATTAAAAGGTGATAATGATAAGAATTAGTATCAATTAAGACCCATTTATGTGCTTATAAATGTGCTGAGGTCTTGTACTTATGTGCTTATAAATGTGCTGAGGTCTTGTACTTATGTGCTTATAAATGTGCTCAGACCTTGTGATCTTACCGTGCATTATATCAGCACTCCGCACAAATGTCAATACCCCCAGCGTCACAAAATCCCCACACATCCCCCACATAAATCCACCACTCGCTCATAAATACCCCACAGGACTTGACAAGTTCTCACAGGCATCTTATAGTGTTTCACATACACCAACGGAGCGCACTTATGTCAGTAGCATACAGTCAAGCACAGAAGCAGCGTTATAGGATCACTCTGGATCTATCAGTGTTCGGTGACTTCGACCCACATCAGATTGATTGGGAGAAGTTATTCAAGTTGGAACCTGCAGAGAAGTGTGATGCTTATGTTGAAGACCTAAGTGTACCTGACAGATGGTGAGTTGCTCCGATTGTTTATACCATGTGACACAAGTTAAAGTGGCACAATAAAAGAGCACAGGATCCAAAATCGTGTATTCTATAAGGGTGGAAGAGAGATCAACCACACAAACCCACCGACACTTTCCTGCAATGCGTATCATCGAAAAGCAGATGAATACCGCTATCAATAAGTGCATCGACTGGAAGAATAGCAACACTTCTGTTACTTATTCTCCCGAAAGAGATGCGTCTTATGTGTATCTGCACGGGAATCACATTGCCACTATTGGTGATACATTCATTGAACTTTACACTTGTGGGTATTATACAAACACCACCAAGTCGCGTCTCAATGCTATTCTCCAAGAGCATGGAAATGGTGCTCGTGTTTATCAGAAAGACTTCGAGTGGTTTGTGAATGATACTGTCCAAACAGTTCCGTTCACTGAGGGTATGATTCTTAACTGAATTGTTATCACTCACCAACACACTTCTTCGTGATTATGACCGTCTCTGAGTTTGCTTCGTTGTCTACACTGGATCTCGTGATTGCTGAGGTTCAAGGTAAGGTTAAGGTGACACGGTTAGCAACAGTGAAACCCCGTAAGTCTCACCTAGTGATGACACAAACCAAGGGGAATCGTTGTAGAACTAACCGTAGCAGTGGCACTAACTTTGTGACACAAGTTCGCTGAGTTAGTATCACAAACAGTCCTGGGTTATGACTATAAACTAACACCACAACAGTTCTTTATTCTTTCTTGGTGATTATGTCTAAGTCGATGATGTTCTCTCTGCTTGCTCAAGGTAACACTGGTGATGAGATTCTGTCCATTCTGGATGTTATCGTGAGTGAAGAGATTGCAGGGGAGAGTGTGAACGAACCCACTGCAGATACCATCGAGTTCTGATAGTAAACTGGGACGGGGAGTTAGTTATTCTTTCTCCCCGTTCTTAAGTATTTTGTTTGTTAAACAGTTAGGTATTATAATTACTTTGTGAGTTGTTAATTCTTTATATCGACATTCGTGATTTGACAGTATAGTGAATTAGCAGCGATTTTATGTTGTTTGTTATTATTATAAGCGGGCGTTGCGCCCCCCCCCCCTTATTAAAAAAAGCAAACTACCCTAACCTACAGAGGTGACAAATCGACCTATAAGTATCAAACGCATAAAAATTTTCCGGAGGTATTTCAAATGTTTGGATGGATTCATAAGAACGGTAAAAGTCGCCCTAATAAGAACAAAGCAAAAGGTGCGGGAAGAACTTGTGCCCAAAAGAATGCTTCGAGAAAACGCAAAAAGAAAAAATGAGAAGATCTACGCCATACTGGAATTTCTGGAGAGTTATTCTTGCGGGGTGGATGATCAGATATCCAAAGACAATGGGAAAAATTGTATTCCTCCCCGTTGGATTTTTGATAGTTCTGATATATAATGCGGCTACAAACTAAAAAGAGACTGAAAAAATTCCGGAAATATTTTTATGACTGAAAAGGTTTATCACATATACGCAAAGGGTCGGTGCGTCTATCACAGTTTATCAGAGAATAAGTTTTCTGAGACCTGGGAAATGATGCACAGAATGGTTGATCTTCTTGATTTGGACCTTACAAAGGATGATTTAAGTTATGAAGAACTTTGTTTGAATAAGGAAGTATTATTGAATTCTTCGCATTGACAAAAGCATATATAGACTGATAAAATTGATCTGAAGGTTATTTTTACTTATGGCAAAAGGATTCACAGTTAAAGCAAATGCACCAAAACCCAAAGAACAAGAATGGGATATTGATGCAATTAAAGAGAGAATGAAAGGGAAGTCAATTGTTTTTTGTCTCCCTGGTCGAGGATGTTCTTTTATTTTTCTGAAAGCATTTGTACAACTTTGTTTTGACATGGTTCAGAATGGAATGAGTATTCAGATTTCTCAGGATTACTCATCGATGGTAAACTTTGCTCGCTGTAAAGTACTCGGTGCAAATGTTCTCAGAGGTCCGAAGCAAATTCCTTGGGATGGAAAACTACAATATGATTATCAACTTTGGATTGATAGTGATATTGTTTTTGACACTAACAAATTCTGGCAACTCTGTGATCTTGCTCTCAATGAGGAAGGTGAAGAGAAGGAAATTGTTGCAGGATGGTATGCAACTGAGGATGGTCACACAACCTCTGTCGCACACTGGTTGGAAGAGGATGATTTCCGTAAGAACGGTGGAGTAATGAATCATGAAACCGTTGAGTCTATCTCAAAGCGTCGGAAACCATTTACTGTTGATTACACTGGATTTGGTTGGGTTCTGATTAAGAAGGGTGTCTTTGAGAATCTTGAGTATCCTTGGTTTGCTCCGAAGATGCAAGTCTTTGAGTCTGGTAAAGTTCAGGATATGTGTGGAGAGGATGTTTCTTTCTGTCTTGATGCAAAAGAAGAAGGCTTTGAAATCTGGTGCGATCCTCGGATTAGAGTAGGTCATGAAAAAACTCGCGTAATCTAATGGAAAAACACTACAATCTTTTATATAAAGGGCGTAAAATTTACATGAATCTCACTATGGAAGAGTGTAGTGAGATTCTACAAGATCTCTCTGAGGATTATTTCTCTGGAGAAGATATTGATCCTAATTTAATTGAAATGGAGGAAATCTAAATGGCAAAGGGTGGATCTAATAAGACTATTTTTGAACCAGGAGCACCAAAGAAAACCCGTCAAGGGCGTTCTCCTCGCACACTATTGAGTGCAACCTCTCGTAACGGACGAAAGAAAAAGTATCGCGGTCAAGGTAGGTGATTCAACTTAACCCTCAAATCCCAGTCTTTACTCCAAAGGGTAAAGGTTGGGCTTTTTTTGTAATTGATCGATCTCAAGAACATGATCTTGAGTGGGTTGTTTTTCTAGATAGTAGTGGGGAATGTTGGACCTTTAAGAATTCCGATATTAGAATTCAAAAAAATTATACTTTACATCGACATAATAACAATTCGGGATAGCAACCCCGTAAAAAGTTCTGATTTTAACAAATCAGGAGCAAAAAAATGACCAAAAAAGTCGATAAAGACCAAAATTTCATGAAAAATGAGTGGGGAACAGAGTATTTGTCAAGTGAATATGGGTGGGAAACTAAAATTACTAAGCAAAAAATGCTTCGTGAAATCGCAAGTGATGATCTGACACCCAAAAAGCATGATTTTTACCACCAAAATGAAATTCACTCAAAAATTCGCAATGATTCTGACTACGATGACTGGGAATATGGCACAGAACCCCTTTATGAAACCAAAAATCAGTGATAAATAAGATAGAATTATTACTTTTTTCATGCCTTCTGAAAGGATAAGCAAATCATTTAAAGATATTAGTTTATCCTTTCAGGTTAATCCCCTGAACTACGATTTAATTGCGATTAAAAATGAAAATGCTATTGCTCGATCTGTTCGTAATCTAATAGCAACTCAACCTGGAGAAAGATTTTTTGAACCAAATTTAGGTTCTAATGTAAATCAGTCTCTATTTGAAAACATTGATGATATCAGTGCTTCTATAGTAAAAGATCAAATTGAATCTTCAATTCGAAATTATGAACCCAGAGTAAATTTAATAGAGGTTAATGTTGCTCCAAATTATGATAATTATGAATTTAATGTAACTATTAAATATTACATAGTTGGTATTGATGTATCTCCTCAACAGTTATCATTTGCATTACAACCAACACGATAATAAATGGCACTAGTTAACTTTACCAATCTAGATTTTGATCAAATTAAGACTTCGATTAAGGATTACCTTAGATCGAATTCAAATTTTACTGATTACGATTTTGAAGGATCGAATCTATCAGTAATCTTAGATATACTTGCATATAATACATATATTTCCTCATATAATGCTAACATGGTTAGCAATGAGGTTTTTATTGATAGTGCCACTCTTAGAGAAAATGTGGTATCAATTGCAAGAAGCATTGGATATATCCCCAGATCTAAAATAGCATCAAGAGCTAATATTTCTTTCTTTGTCGATACCTCAACTAGTTCTTCTCCACAAAAACCTGTTGCATTGACACTGAAAAAAGGAATTGTCGCTACTTCGGTGTCATCTTTTGGATCAGAAAATTATGTTTTTTCAATTCCTGATGACATAACAGTTCCTGTTATAAATGGAATTGCAGAATTTAGTAACATAAGCATATATGAAGGTACATATATCACAGAAAAATATACTGTTGACTCATTAAATCCAAATCAAAAGTATATTTTAAACAATTCTGATATCGATTCTTCCTTAATTAGAGTTGAGGTTCGTGACGGCGAACTCGGTCCAAGAAAAAAATATATTCAATCAGATAATATTTTAAATATCAATGCAGATTCTAGAGTCTTTTTTATTCAAGAAATAGAAGATCAAAGATATGAACTTTTATTTGGTGATGGAATTTTTGGTAGAAAATTGATCAGCGGAAACATTGTTGATATTTCATATGTTGTGACTAAAGGTGAGTCTGCAAATGGAGTATCATCTTTTGTTTTTAGTGGAAATATTGTAGACAATAATGGATTTATTGTTTTAAGCGAAATATCATTGATAAGCACTAATACCGCTGGAAGTGGTGGTAAAGAGATAGAGTCTATTGATTCTATCAAAAAATATGCCCCAAGGGTTTATGCATCGCAGAATAGGGCAGTCACAGCAAATGATTATGAAGCAATAGTCTCACAAATTTATCCTGAAGCAGAATCTATTTCTGTATATGGTGGGGAAGATTTAAATCCACCAGAATATGGAAAAGTTTTTATTACAATTAAACCTCAAAATGGATTTTTTGTTCCAAATGGTGTAAAAGACAATATCAAACAGAAACTTAAAAAATATTCTGTGGCTGGAATAATTCCAGAAATAAAAGACTTAAAATATCTTATACTTGAGATTAATTCAACAATTTATTACGACAATAACATCGCACCATCTTCGGAGTATATCAATAATGTAGTTTATCAAAATATAAACAAATATGCAAAATCAACTGAATTAAATCGATATGGAGCTAGATTCAAATATAGCAAATTTTTAAAATTAATTGATGATAGTCACGAATCTATTACTTCAAATATAACAAAAGTTGAAATGAGGCGTGATTTAAAATCTGTGTTAAATAGTTTAGCGACTTATGAAATATGTTTTGGTAACCAATTTCATATAAAAAATCTTAATGGATTTAACATTAAATCTTCTGGATTTACCGTTCCTGGTATTGCTCAGACGGTCTATTTAAGTGATTCACCCTTATCAAACGGTTTAACTGGAACTATTTTCTTATTTTATCTAGACTCTGCTCAATCTTATAGAATAGTAAATTCAAATGCAGGTTCAATTGATTATGTAAAGGGAGAAATTTACTTAAATGCTATTAACATTGTCGGAACATCTAAAGAAAGTGGAGGTGAACCTGTAATAGAAATATCTGCAATACCAGAATCAAACGATGTTATAGGTTTACAGGATTTATATTTAAATCTAAGTATTGATAATGTGTCAATACAAACTTTGCCAGATAGAATTTCTTCTGGAGATGATCCATCAGGATCATCTTATACAAAAACTACAAGTTACAGTAACGGAGTAATTATAAGAGAATAACATGAAAGATACACGAGTTAAAATCAGTTCAATCGTACAGAATCAACTTCCAGACTTTGTGCAAGAGGAATATCCTCTTGTCAGTGAGTTTTTAAAAGAATATTATAACTCAGTTGAGTCTCAGGGAGGAACTTTAGATATTCTCCAAAACATTGATCAGTATTTAAAAATTGACAAACTGTATGATAGTTTATTTAACCGTGTCGTAACAATAAAACCACAGTCTCCAGAAAATTATTTTGTAATTTCTACTGGTTATTCTCCAGAAGATCTTATTGTTTATAAAAATGGTCTGAAGTTACAAAAAGACATTGATTATTTTGCAACTGATGGATTATCAGTATCTTTTGTGTTACCTGCTGTTCCAGGAGATATCTTAGAATTTTCTTCAGAATCTAAATCAACGACATTTTTAAAAAGTGATGTTGATTTTACCGATTTAACAGTAACAGTAGAATCAACTTATGGATTTCCAGAAAAAAATGGCATAATTCAAATAGATTCTGAGATCATATTATATTCGGATAAGACAAGCACAACATTTAATAATTGTACTAGAGGATTTAGTGGTATAACATCTTACCATTCAAGCAATAATCCAGATCAGTTAGTATTCTCCACATCAAGTATTTCAACACATACTACTAACACAAAAGTTTTAAATTTAAGTTCTTTATTTTTAAAAGAATTTTTATTTAAAATAAAAAAACAGTTGCTTCCTGGATTTGAAAATAGAACTTTTGCTGACGGTTTAAACGAAAAAAATTTTTTACTGCAGGCAAAAGATTTTTACAAATCAAAAGGAACTGATGATTCCTATAAATTAATATTCAAAGCTCTATTTGGCGAAGATGTAAGCGTAGTAAAACCAAGAGATTTTCTTCTAAAACCTTCAGATTCAAAATATAGAGTTTCTAAGCAGATAGTAGTAGAATCTATTCTAGGAAATCCAATTGATTTGGAGAATAGAACTCTCTATCAGGACGAGAATGATTTTCACGGTAAAGCTTACGGTAGCGTTTCAAAAGTTGAAAAAATAGTAAGACAAAATAAAACATACTATGTTTTGAGTATTGATTCTGATTACAATAAAGACATCAATGTTCAGGGTTCGATTTATGGTAATTTCTATATTCATCCATCAACAAAAAATGTTTCAGAAATAAAACAGAATCAGTATTTTATAGATGTAGATTCTACTTTGGGATTTCCAAGTTATGGAGAGCTAATATTTAATGTAAATGGAGTGGATTATAAAACAAAATATTCATATAAAAATATAAACCAATTTTTTATAACTCCTCTATCGGATATTATTGTTCCTGAAGGTACAGATATAAAATTAAATCAATATGCATATGCATATGCATCAGATAATTCGATTATACAAGTCAGAATTACTGGAGTTTTGTCAGATTTATCCTACAGTATACTTAACTCTTCAATGACTAAAGGTGATCCAATAAAAACAATTACTTTAGGATATGAAGCAAAGGGTGTTTTACCGAACACTTGGAAATTTAATGTAGTTAACAGTTACGATGTAAAAGAAATAAAGGGACCAACTGCATCCAATATAACTCAAAATACATTTTCTTATAACATTACAACTTATGATGATCATAATTTTTCCCTAGGAGACTCTGCAGATTTACTATCTTCAGGTGGAATTAAACTTTTATATAATGTAGTTGGTATAGATAACGAAAAGAGTATATCTATTGAAGGACCAAAAGTTGAAAATTTAAATTTAAGATATACCATTCAAAGAAAATTAAAAAAACCAAGATTTTCCAACTTTAAATTTATAAATGATAGTACTGCAAATATTCAAAATGTTTACATTAAAGATGAAAATAACATTTATGTCGCAGCAAATTCTATTCCAGATTATTTAAATGAAGATATTCAAATAAAAAATACGGATATTATTTTTTCGGGATCTTTCAATCAAGAAACTTTAGATTTAAGTTCAGGTAATCCAAATAATTTACATGGTCTTTATACTGGCGATGCAATTATTTACATCAAAAATGATGAAAGTGTTGTAAATTCTTTGGATATTTTGGGAAAAGTATATTATGTTAAAAGAATAGACAATACAAAAATAAAATTATCTAATAGCAAATCGGATTTATTTAAAAATAAGTTTGTAACAGTTTCTGGTACTGTCACAGATAATATTTTTAGAAAATTAAAATTTGAAAATGCTTCGTTATCACCACAAAATTATGTAAAAAATATAACACAATCTTCTACTAGTGGTAGAAATGAAGAAACTCCAGTTGGTCCCATTGGAGTTTTTGTCAATGGTGTAGAGGCATATAACTATAAATCTGACGATAAAGTTTATTATGGAGGTATTCAATCAATTAATGTAATAACGGGTGGAGAAAACTTTGATGTTATTAATCCGCCTATCGCAGTTGTAGAAGATTCTTTGGGTATAGGCGCATCTTTAATTACTCATGTAAATGGTTCTTTAGAAAGAATTGATGTTCTAGATGGTGGATTTGATTATGTTGAAGAACCTGTGATAACAATAACCGGAGGAAATGGTTATGGTGCTTACGCCAAACCAAATTTAACCCCGTTTAAACACAATGTTTCTTTTATTTCAGATAGTTCTTCGGGATTAGTAAATCTTGCAAACAATACAATTGGATTCTCTAGCTACCACAAATTTAGAGATTATGAAAATATTGTGTATTTGACATATGGTTCTACTGCTGTCGGTGGTCTATCAACTAATGCTCAATATTATGCTTCAGTTCAAGATGCATACAATATAAAGCTTCATAAGACTTTTAATGATGCTGTTTCCGGAATAAACACTATAGATTTAACATCTCATGGTTCAGGAATTCATGCCTTTGAATCTGTTCTTACAAAAAGAAAAATATCCAGTATTAATGTAATAGATTCTGGATTTGGGTATACAAAT